TTTCCAGTGCGTGAGGATTGTAGCTCTACTCGCTCCTCTTTCGCCTAGTCCATAAACTCTCCAGTAGTTTTCGTCTGCTTCCTTCAATCGTTCAATCTCTTCTATAACCTCCTGCTCTAGGTACGGATTGTCTTTGTAGGTTGTTTGATAAAAGTCTACGTCATCTCTAGTTAGGACGTCGTCATAAATCCAGTGGAATTCGTCCGATGGATTGTAGTCTATAATAATTTTATCTGTGGTCCGTAGCAATAGTTGACGCCAGTCCTCTAGGGTGAGCTCGTTGCATTCGTTCACGAATAATATATTTCGTTTCGCTCCTCTGATTTTCGTGGGCATATCGATTGAAACGAATTCGATTAAATTTCCGAATAGGTTATATGTGGCGTTGCTTTTATTGTGGTTTATTGGATTGTACCATTCCTGGCTTTCTAGGATTGTGAAGAAGTCGCGCATAGCGGTAGCTCTTAAACTTGGGAATGTTTTACGGCATATCGTAATCGTCCACCTTGCGTTTTGATTAGTCCAGCACCATTCTATGAGGCATTGTAGAATCGAGTAGGTCTTACCGCTTCTGGTGCCACCTTGACAAACGGTTATCCTGGATTTCGAATTCTTTACATCGTAGTATGTCGATGGTTGTTTCACTTTTAGTTATGCTATTTGGTGAGCGTGTTCACTTATTCTGTTTCCTCTCTGTCTTTAGCTTCTCCAAACCATGAGGGCGTGTTTAGGCTCTGGCCACCTGTAGTAATGTCCTGCGTTTCTATGTAGCCTCGTTTCTTTCCTTTGGTCTTAAGGTAGAATATCGTACTGCTGGGAATCTGTTTTTTTATTTGCTGGTGCAGAGAGCTTTCTGCAAAATCAACCGCGACGTCATCAATCTCTTTGACTAGGGCAGCGTATTCTGGGTCCTCTTTTATCCACCGATAGTGTGTGGTCCTTCCTATTCTCGCGGCCCGGCAGGCCGTTGAAACTATGCCGAGCGAAAGCTCTAGCGCCTCTAGTAAACTCTTTTTATTGTGTTCCATTTGTTCTATTTGTTGTTATCTACTCTATTAACGGTTACCTGGCACAGCTTGTTTTAAGGGGTCATTAAGGCATCTTCTGGTTTGTGTGGTATATGGGGTCTACTTATTTGTGATGATTGAATTCCGTACACCGCCTGAGACACACGGCTAGTCCTGATAGGGTGGTTCGTAGTGCTTACCGTTGATTTTTATCTGGATAGTTGGTTCGATTCTCAGCATCCTGTCTATTACAACCTCAGCGTATTTGGGCATCAATTCAAAACCGTAGCATGTCCTTCCTAGCTGATGTGCTGCTACCATCGTACTTCCGGAGCCTAGGAAACCGTCGCAGATAAGGTCTCCTGGTAGGGAGCTGTTCCTTATCATTTCGGCTATGATTTCTATCGGTTTCATAGTCGGATGGTCTGCGTTCTTATGTGGTCGTTTACATTTGATGGTCGTAGTCGGTCCTGAGAATACTTCGCGCACAATTTCTAGAAGGTCTTTTTTATTCAGCTTCTCTATGTCGGTTTCGGGTTCTATGACGGTTGTGTTCTTTCTATCGTTTATAAAATAGTGAGCTGCTCCTGGTTTCCAACCGTAGAGGCATGGTTCATGTTGCCATTGATAATCTTGGCGGCCTAGTACGAATCGGTCCTTTACCCAGATTAGGCATTGCTTCATTAGGATTCCTGCGTCCTCGAATGCTTGCCGTGTAGGTAGTCCGTTGCTGTCTGCGTGCCAAACGTAAAAGGCACCACCTTCCTTTGTATGATTCGCTTGGTGGGTTAGGTGGTCGGTTAGGAATGTGGCGTATGCGTTATCGCTCATTTTATCGTTTGCTATCTTGAGTCCGGTTCCACCTTCGTAGTCTACATTGTATGGTGGGTCTGTTAGGACCAGGTCGCAGATTTCGTCCTGCATGAGCTGGCTCCAGGTTTCTGCTTTGCAGCTGTCTCCGCACATTAGTTTGTGGCGTCCTATTTCTATGATGTCTCCTTCCTTTATCGTTGTCTCGATATTATCTGGGACCGTATAGTTATCGTCTTCTGCTACTAGCGGTTCCTCCTCTGGAGTCCAAACGTCGAGACCCCAATCTAGGAGCTGGTCTTCGTTCCATTCATTAGCGAGCAGGTCCCAGTCCCATTCTCCGTATCCGACGTTGTCTTTTATCACAAATTCGTACTCCTGGGCCTGGTCCCAAGTTGCCACATGTACTGGAACTTTTTTTAGTCCTGCTTCCTTCGCGGCTCGGTATCTCATGTTGCCTCCTAGGATTGTCATGTCTGGTCTGCAAACGATAGGCCTGGCTTCTAGCATTTCTGGGAAGTCTTTTATCGACTTGACGAGCTGTTTAAACTTTTCGTCTGTTATGGTTCTGGGGTTATTCGGATTCGGTAGGAGCTCCGTTATTTTGTATTGCTTCATCAGCTTGGTCTGTTATTTGTTTTATTAATTCTAAAAGGTCAGGGCTGTTTAGGCATGCGTTAAATAAAATTTGCCATGACTCCCATGTTTTATATCCGACCATTATGTCTAGGTTTTCTTGTGTTAATAGCAAGAAATCGTCACTAGTGTTTAGTCTTCTTTTCGCTTTGTTTTTAGTCATCAGAATCTATAGATTGTGTTTTTAGTTAGCTCGTATAATTTTAGGTTTACCCTGTCTATTTCTTTTTGGTACCTGGATGTTCTACGTGCGTATTCTTTTTGGTCTTTGGGTACACCACCTTCTGCAAAGGCTAGGTATAATTCTCGGCGCTTTTCTTTTAGCTTGAGTATCTCTTCTGTTTTATTCTGCGTCATCTTCTGATGCTATAAATTGCCTAAGCTCTTTTATCATTTTTCTAACGCATGAGGCGCAGTTGGTTCGTTTCCTTGGGAGGCCTGTAGCAATAGTCCACATGTCATGTACCTCTGTTAGCTGTTGTGCGGATATTACGTTTGGTAGGTCCTTTACTAATTCGCGCATTTTCGTCAGGTCCTCTTTTTTTACTTCTGCGTTCCAGCGTCCAATCGGACAGGAGCTTGTTTTTAGAAGTATCTTGATGTTCATAAAACAACCGCATAATTTTACTTTGTTTCCTTTGTAGTTCACCTTGTTTCCTAGTATCGGTGTACCGCAGGTTCCTGATTTCTTTGCGTAGAATTCACAAGCGTCGCAGATGCTTCGTCTGTTTAGTTTTGTTTTATCGGTTACTCGTAGCATCTTTGATTTTGTTTTTGCTTCTGTGGATACTGACCAGGAGTGTCGCTCTAGGTATTTTGGTTTCTCTGGCTATGTCGCTCATGTTCCAACCGTCTATATAAAGCTCAAATATAATTCTATCGAACCAGTGCAATCTATCGCATAAAATTAGGACGTTTTCTCTTTTGATTAAATCGTCTAGATTGCTGTCTTCTATTTCGTCTTTGTATTCTAGGTCTAGGTGTGTGTATTCTTTTTTGAATTTACCCCTGGTAGCTTCGTAGTATAGGCTCCTATGCCAGTAGCCCATCGGATTGTTCATGATGTTTTCGGGCGCTGCTTTTATAATCCGAAGGTATACGTGGTGTACTAAATCGTTGTAGTCGATGTGGTACCGCTTCGCGTAGCTCAGCAGTTTCTTATAGTTCTTTGTGGTCCAAGCGTCGAAGTCAGCGCGAGCTTTCCACATGACTTGTTTTGTTTTTGTACTCCTCTATCAAGTCTCGCAGCTCCTGGATTGAATGCTTATATAATTGTTTGCTATGTCTTATTATTTCGTCTGCTGTTCCTGGACCGTAGTCTCTGTCTAGCTGTAAACCGAAAAGATAGGACTCTCCTCCTCGAAAGCCATTGCATTTTTTACACTGGAACTGTACGTTTGTTTCTATCCACCGGGTGCTCATCGCGGCTCGCGTGACGAAATGCCCAGCGTCGACCTCTTTCCAATGTTTGCGCACTTTGCAAGTGTAGCAGTTTCCGTATCCGTATTCGTCTATGTTTCGCGTCCTTATAAACCGTGAGAATTCCTTATCTAGGATTTTCTTTAGTTGGGTTCTGGTTTTCGCTTTCGGCATCTGTCTTGTTAGGGTACGGGATGTGAGTCCACCTTCCTTTGTGGTCTGTATCTGAATCCTTCAGTCCCAAATCTACGATAATTTTCTTTAGGATAGACCGCTGTTCTTCTGAAAGCTCTGAAGGTTCTTTTTTGTATTCCTGTTTTTTTGTGTGGTATTCGCGTTCCATTAGCGTGCATCGCTCCTCTGAAAATTTCATAAATGCCTCACGTAATTCTGGGAGCTTTAGTCGCTCGTATAAGTTTCCGAAATGCCCAGCCTTGAATCTGTCCATTATAATTCTCCATTCTTCTAATTTATAAACTGGGAATTCTTGTATCAGCGTGCTCACTGCGTGCTGGATGTCGTCCTGCGTTCTGAGCGTTTTGTTCATTTCTAGGTAATCTAGCATGTCCTTCGTGATAGCGTAAAGCGCCGCAAAGGTTGTTAGTTCATCGTGTTTCATTGCGGCTCGCACATTCATTCCTGTGTTC